CAACGCCCATGATCGACCCGCCACCGATGGTGAATGACAGGTTGTTCCAACCACGGATTACGAAGTTGACAGCGTCCTTGAACCCCTGCTTTAGGCCGTCCCACATGCCACGCAGCGCGCTGGAAATGCGGCCGGGAATGCTCTTGAACCAACCCACCAGGTCGTTCCACTTTGACTTGACCCAGCTAGCGCCGGTCTCGACCCAACCGGGAATGGTCTGCGTGAAGAACCGGCCGAGGGGCGCGAACACGTTGGAGACTAGGTAGTTCCAACCGGCCAGGAATCCGGCCTTGATGACGTTCCACGCCTGTAGAAGTCGCTCCTTCACGGCCTCCCAGTTCGCCGCCAGTGCAATGACAATGGCGATGATCAGCACGATAAGGCCAATGATCCAAAAGATGGGGTTAGCCAGCATCGCGGAGTTCATTGCCCACACAGCGATAGCCGCGAGACCGAATGCAACAGCCAGTCCGAGCAGCGCCGCAGCGACGATCTTCACTACTTCCGGGTGGGCAGTCATGAAGTCGCCTAGCCACTGCAACGCAGGCTGTAGGGCCGTGCCGATGGTGGTGGCCATGGAGCGCCAGACCACATCAAGGGACTGCGTCGCCGACATGCTCTGAGTGGCCTTAGCCGCTGAGCCTGCCGCCTTATCCATGCCCGATGCCGCAGCAGCAGCCGCAGGGTTCATCGCGAACAGCGCGTCCGTCTGCTCTCCGGCCATGTCTCCGAATAGCTGAACGGCTAGCTGAGCCTGCTTGGCCGGATCCTTGACACCCTGGATAGCCGTGATGGCGTCACCCATGGCGGTCTCGGCATCCTTACCGCCAGCCTTTAGCCGCGTGAACATGTCCGAGGAATCGAGACCCAGAGACTTGAATGCGGTAGCAGCCTGCGCCGTGTTCTCCGTAGTGATACGGCCGAATTCGTGGATGATGTCGGCGGCCTGGTCGATGTCCTTACCACCGGCCTTGACGTACTGAGACAGCATGCCGAACGCGTCGGCGCCGCTGATACCCAGTCGCTTGAACTGCTGTCCGTACTCGCCGACCACTTCAGTGATGTCACCAACCATGGACTTGGGCAGCGTCTTGGAAGCCTGCGTCAGTAGGTCGAATGCCTCGGTGCCATCCTTGGCCAGGCCGTTGGAAATCATCTTGCCTGCGGCTGTGGCAGCGTCGGCAACGTCTACGCCTAGCGCGTTAGCAACCGACATGGCGTCTTCGGTCATCTGCGTGGTCTCGGCCTCGGTCATGGAACCCAAGCCCTTTAGCGCCTGCGTGACAGCGCCAACGGCGTCACCCACTTCAGTGATGGACTCACCGAACCCACCACTGTAGACAGCACCAGCAGCCTTTCCGGCCGTGGCCGCTTCAGACTCGGTCAGGCCGTACTGACTCTGAAGCGTGGAGTTCACCGCAGTTAGGTCTACGCCTGCCTGCAATCCCTCCGAAAAGAGTGCGCCCACGCCTACACCAGCAGCGAGACCGGCCGCACCCTTTCCTAGTTCGCCTAGCTTGCTGTTAGCACGCTGGACACCGTCATCCATTCCACTTTCTAGTTCGCTGGTATCAACCCCGATGGAAACCATTAGGTCGTCTAGGGTCACTTCTCTGTGCCTCCAATCTGGCTGTTGTACGTCTTGACAGCGGAAAGCATTTCCCGCCAGTCCTGCCGTTGCCTCCGGTCCCACTTAGGCATGAAATCCTTGGGGGTAGAAGCCTTGGAGCCCTTACCACGGGCAGTGTTAGCGACAGTCGCCGTCAACATGGCAATCAGAGAGTCCATGCGCTCAGGACCCAACGGCCCCGAAACCATTTCGTACGCCATCCACTCCGTGATCTCACGAGAGCTAACGCGCGCGAGTAGTTCCGGGACCGTGTACCCGAGATGTGCTGCTAGTCGGAAGTAGAACCGGTGCTCAGGGTCTTCTCGGATTTTCCCGCCGCAGCCTCCACGTCTTCCTTTCGGAGACCGGAGAGCCGCATGGCAATATCGCCGAGCCGGTCTAGGACAGCGCCGGACTTGGCCGAGAGAGCCTTGATGTCCTTATCGCTGAACAGACGCTCGCCGGACTCGTCGACGAGACAGCGAGATATCAGCTTTGCTAGCTGGTCTGCCATGTTGAGCCGCTGCACAGTGCCGTTCGGACTGAGCACGACCATGGAAGCCTGGTAGGAGTTGCGGTCAGCACCGGTCATACCAGCGATGCGGACAGTACCGCCCCACTCGGGAACGTCAACGTCCTCGTAGTACTTGTCTTCGGCGCCTAGGATGGCGTCACGGTTGAGCATGGACATTGATCAGGCTCCAGGGGTGATGGTGGGCTTGCCCGTAACCTTCCAAGTCAGCGTCGCCGCTAGCTTGTCGTCGTACGGGGCGTCAGGCTCGAAACCAGTAAGGATCGCGCCGAACTTCCAAGTGGTTCCGTCGGGAAAAACGATCTGGTAGTTGCGAGGAGCCGTGTCCTCAAAGTCTGCGACCAGCGCGTCATGGTTGAGGGGCTGGTAGTTGACATCAGCGGAGCACTCGCCCGGGTCCTTAAGGCCGCCCGCAAATTCCTGCCACCCGCCCACACTGCTGTGGGAGGTGACGTCGAGCGTCTCTCGGCTAATGCCGGGCGGGGTCAGCGAGGTGACATCAGCGATCGTGGTAAAAATCTCGGTTCCGGCCCCGTTACCACGCTTAAGTAGGGTTCCGAACGCGTTGATTCCAGACATGTGTTACTCCTCCGTGATGACGGTAAAGCTGATGACGATGTGGCGAATGTCCCCCGGAGGCTCCGGGTCAACAAGTGCTTGGGTCGATGTGTAGCGAGTGGCGATGTGCGCATACCCGCTGACATTGAGGGGCTTTAGGTCGAGCAGCTCAGTTACCTTGTTGGCCAGTGCCAGACCCTCGGAGAATCCGTGAGCCTGAGACCAGACATGAATGGTGGCCAGGGTCGACCAGCCACGCGAGGAAAGGCTGTTGTCTTCAGCGTCCGAGGCTTCGCCAATGCGGATGTACGGGTATGCCGTTCCGTCCGGCACGTAGTCGAACACCTTGCCTGCGAGCAGCGGATCAGCGTTCAGCTTGGCGAAGATGGCGGACTGAATCGCAAACAGCGGGATCATCCGTTGATCACTGCGTTGATGGCGTCTCCAATCCGGCGAACTATCTTGCGCTTCTCAGCGTTGAAGGCGGGGCCTAGTGCGGGGCGGGCGGGCATGGCTTGTGTGCCGAATTCCTGCCACACGGCGTACCGGTCATCCCGGTCTTTCCAGCCGATCTCAGATTTGATCTTCGCGCCGTCCGACATGGTGTAGTCCAGGGAACTCTTTAGGTTCCCGGTGTCGACGTGGACCCGTCGCTGTGCGTTGGCTACTACTTCCTTGGACGCGTCCTCAACCGCCTTGCGGACGGCCTGGTGCAACCGGCTGGTGGTGTGCTCCAACTGCTTGAGCAGAGCCTCACTACCGCTGATAGACACGGTCACACCAGACCGACCACCGGCGGCGCGCGGATGCCTACCCATGTTGGGTCAGCTCCACATCAGCGCGTATGTAGATGGGGCGGGACGGCTCGAACACCGAGAGCACGCGGAAGACTTGGGCACCATGGCGGAGCTCATCTCCCCTGCGCACGTTGGTAGTTGGCGGCATGTGGATGTTGTGCGAGTGAAGGGATTGACCCTGGTCGGCGAGCATGCGCTCAGACGCAGACGGTTGGCTGATCATCGCGCGCGACTCCCCCACCTGGGTCAGCGAGGTGACCTCTCCCCCGGCCCCATCCGGCACAGTCGAAACGCGCCAGATGGTAACCGAGGAATTCAGGAGGCGGTTGACGCCCATCAGCCAGCCTGAATGACGCCCACCGTGACCGAAGTAACGGCGCTGTAGGTGACGTTCGCGCGGCCGGTAACCGGGTCACGGTAGATGGCGTCCAGCGGAATGAAGCCACTACCGCCAGCCGGAACGGACAGGGCGGCATCGGCGATGTCGAGACCCTTTACAGTGCCGGGCGTAACCACAGTGACAGTGATCGGGGACGCACCGCCGTTACGGACAGCAAGGAAATACGTCTTGTCAATGGGGGCCTGATCGCCACCCGCAGACGCGCTTGCGAAGGTCGGCGCAGCGCCACTAGTCGGGACAGTCTGAACGGTGAGAATTGCCATGTGCCAAGTTCCTTAGTGGTTGTGGTGGTGCCGATTTACAGCGATCGAACCGTGACTCCGGCGCCATTGCCGAATCGAGCAGCGAGGCGATTGCGCTGATACTCGGACAGGCACATGGTTCCGGTCTCGGCGTCCGAGTAGGTAACCGAGTAGTCGCCGATACGCTCAGACGTGATACCGCGCGAGACAACGTCACCGCTGCGGAGTGCTACTAGCTCTTGGCCGACCAGACGACAGACGATGTCGACGATGTCAGCGGGCACGGTCGACAGGCCATGTATGTACGTGACGACTACCTCTGTTCCGTAGTCGAAGCCACAGGAGCGCGATAGAGAGCCGCTCAGTAGCTTGTAGTCCGAGACTGCCACCCCATCAACGACAACGGCTGAAACGGCCGTCACGGGGCCACCAGGTAGGTGCAGGCGTCCACCCCTACCTTCCAGGGTCACGGTGCTGACTGACTCACTGATAGGCGAACCGGCAGCATCACGGACCAGCGTGGATGCAACGTCGAGATGGACGTTTACCGTGGCAATCTCTTCAGACGCGACAGTGACGCCACGTGCTTCTAGGTCGGCGATGGTGGCCAACGGTGCAAGTGCCATCGTGGCCACCTCTCTTACTTGGTAGCCGTTCGGCGCTGGACGCGCTTCACGGGCTCAGGCTTGGGCTCCGGCGCGTAGGCGTAACCACGATCACCGTCACCGACGAGGCAAGCGGCCACGTCATCCGGAATCTCGTTCGGCATCCCGTTGGGACCAATGACGAACGCCAAGGGTCAACCTCCTATGTTCAGTTGGGGCCAGGGGGTCACCCACGAAAATTCGTAGGTGACCCACCACGGCAAGTGACTAGATGGACGTCCAGCTAACAACGGCGGTCGGGCGGACAACCTTGGCGCCGTAGACGTGGAGACCACGGAGGCGGTCAGCGAACTTGTCCGTGGCGCGCATGGCCTCGGTCTTCTCGATCTGAGAGACGTAGGCGACGGCCGGACGGTAGAAGCCAAGCACCTGAGGCTTAGCGGTGACCGGCAGGTTCTCGCTGGTGTAGATGTCGAACCCGAGCAGTCGACCTAGGGAAGCCTCGCGCAGACCCTGAGTGTCACCGGACACGTCAACGTTGGTCAGCTTGGACGCAGCGCTAAGCAGCAGCGCTTCGAACTCGGCGTTGACGACCAGCACCCGGTTGCCACCCGGAATCTTGTTCTTCTGCATGGTCTTGCGGACCGACCGGATTAGGTCGAACGCAGCGTTGCCATCGGCCAGGGTGGAGGCGGTCAGCGCGGTACCGGCACCGGTCAGCGCCGTCGAAAGGATGAACTTGTCTGCGTCCTCGGCGAGACCCTCACCGGCAGAGCGGGTGTAGGCGTCCATCGAGCCAGCAACCTGCGCCTTGTCGATGTCGTCAACGTAGAAGTCGAAAGACTTCTCCTGGTCGATGAGCAGGTCCTGAGACGTGGTCGAGACAGCCGAGGCGGCAGTAACGCGAGACGCCGCCTTGTAGTCCGTGACCGAGATGGCGGTAGCGGTGTTGATCTTGACGACGTTACCGGCCGACGCGTTGCCCTCGTACTCACGGTTCGTGAGGGAGGCAGCAACAGCCTGCTGACGGAAGTCGGTGAGTAGCTGCGCATTCCAGATAGCGGGAATGAAAGAGGTAACGGCCATGCTTGGAGTCCTTTTCTGAGTGGGTTATGACCGGTCAGATAGACCAGCGCATAGGGGTTGGCTACTTG